ATATTTATGACATACTTTTCTTTCACGTTGTATATAATCTACAACAATTTCTGTTAACAAAAACAATATATATCGATGCGGATTTGGTTTGTAAGTATCGATATTTATTGGAGATATTGAATCAGCGTACTGTTCCAATATATACATTAACTAAGTGTGTTATTATTTTTTTAAATTACAATTGTTCGACTCTAGCTCTTGCACCGAATATTGTTGGTTGCACAACATTTTTATTTTTGCTTTTGCTTTTATTTTTATTATTTTTCAAGTTTCTATTTTGTAACATCTTTTCAATATTTTTTATTAAATTATTATTGTTATTTGAATTTGATGAAACTGGGGACTTACCCTTGGAGCTCTTATTTGTTGGTGTTTTGTTTTTCTTGGGTGGTCTTCCTCTCTTCTTTGGTTTGGGTGATGGAGTTTTATTTGGTGATGGAAGTTTGACCCGAGCAGCTTCAATCTTTTTACACAATGCTGGTCTCTTTTCAGAGCTGGTAAATGGAATATTCATCTTTTTCAAAAACATTCGGAGTGTTGCAATATCATAAGTTTTACACACTCTTCTTCCAATTTTAAATTTATCTCCATTTCCAGTGAAAATATATTCTTTTCCGTTGTGGGTAAAAGGAGCGTATTGAACTATTCCCAATTTATTGACAAGTTTAGCACAAATATCTTCTTTTCTATCTCCCTTTTTTATATTAATAATTCCTTGGTTTCTGGCAATGTTAGCCAAGGCTTCGCGACTGTATCTCATACACTGTCTAGAACCAATCTTCAATCCCCCGTTTGGATCCAAAACGAGACGCACATTTTGGGGTGAAGGTGTTTTTGATTTTGGTGGGGTTTTGGATTTAGCTTTTCCTTTTTTATAGCAACAATCGTAGCCTTGTGGGTTTTTACGAATGACTGGGAATTCGGTTGGGCATTTACCATTGACTGGTATTCTTGGTTTGGGACAAGTTGTTTTAACCTTTTTAGTTTTTTTAACATCTACAACATCCCTGAAATTTGAAATAATATTTCTTACACCCCCTAGTCTGTATATTTTGGCAATCATTTGTTTTAATTTTTCATATCCTTCAAATATTTTTGGAATACCTGTGACACCCTGAATCTGAACAACACCTGTTCTAGAGAATACATATTTTATACCGTTATTTTGGTAATATAACAAATCAATAAGTTCTGGTTCATATGACGCATTCATCATTCTCGCAACTTTGGCCAAGTCAAAAACCGCGCTTGTTTTTATTGTGGCTGATAAGTTATTGAATTCTAATGGGTTGTAAAGGAATCTTTGTCCTAATGTGTAGTTATCAATGATGTGTCTTCTAATTGATTCTGGTTCCGTGGAAAAATTATTTTCATCCACAACTCCCCCGGAAAATCTAATTTTTCCATTTTTGTAAACATTAAAACTTACATCTTTTGAGACACCATTTTTGGAAACAGTTATTTTGAATTGCACAGTGAAATATTTATCTGTAAATTCTCCTTGAAATCCTTTATTTCTTGTGACTTTAATTCCAGTTTGGAATCTTCCATACAACCCGTTTATTTCTTTGACATCAACGATAAGTCCATTTTCAATCATTGTGGGTTTGAGTGGTTTTTTAGAGACGAGAGTTAGTAGATCAACTTTAACAGAATCGTCATAATTTGAGTTAACTAAAACATTATACATCCCAACTCTAAGTTTTCCAACTTTTACGGGTGTATTATTATTTACTGGGCTAATGCTTGGTGTACCTGCAACTACTTGGTTCAGGTTTCCAAATGACCCCCTAGAAGAGACCGGTGTTACTCTAGCTGGTGTTACCCTAGCCAAGTTATTAAATGATATAGTACTTGAACGAGAAACTGGGCGCAGTGGTTGGGAATCTGAGCGAATAATGTTAACACCTGAATTTTTTACAAATTCTTTTAAGCTACTACGGCTCATTTATATAAGCACGGAAATTATTCTAATCGGAGTTGTAGAGTTCTTCTGAGACCACATCCAGACCGAAGATGAAAGGCCTGTTAGAGTATAACTTGCCATTATACATGTCTTCATGGTCCCTGACCTCAATATCTCTAGAACTAAATGGACCTGCATAGAAGTCCGAGTTGAAACGCGGCTTGCCCAAATTGTTTGCTTGGCAGTGTTGGTTGAAAATCTTGACGAAGATTTCTTGGGGACACTTGAGTTCTTCTCCATATTTGACATTGGTTGATTCCAAAAAGTTTGTAAGTGTGCTTGCAACCATAGCAACTTGTTTCTGAATATTTTTGAAATACGATGGGACAATGTTCCAAATATCCTTGTTTTTGTATTTTTGAGACATTTCTAAGTAGGCCCTGATAGATTTTTGAAGAATGTTAGGGATTTCTTGGTCTAGTTTATCTTCAAGAGTAGGGTCTGCATCCTTGACTTGCTTTGCAAAGTTCCAAGGCAACAAACGACGCAACACAGAACCAGAGTTGTCCCTCCAGTTGGGAACTTCATTACCACCCAAGCAACCTGGGGTGTTCCATTGGGCTGAGATGGCATTTTGGTGCTTTACCGCAATAGATACATCTTCTCCAGATACAATTGATTGAAACTCTGCTTGTTCCAAGGATAAATCACCCTTTACCTCTGGGGCGATAAACATGAACGAGTTGTAAATGGAAGATAGACCGAATTTCTTTTCAATATTGTTTGAAAGTGTCTTGACATCATCATTTTCATAAAATTTCTTGAAAACCTTTGTAATGAGAGTAGATTTACCAGAGCGGGCAATACCCTTAAAAAACGGAATGATTTGCCAACCATCCATATCATTCACATCAAAGCAAAGGCGACCACCCATGACATACACCCAATCAATGACATCTTGGTCAAACTTTTGATAAGTCAAAATAGAATCCATATATGGCGTTGGAATCTCTCTCCAGTCCTTGACTTCATTGAAATCTTCAAAGTGTTTATCAAAGTATTTACAACTCACAATAGTTGGGTCCAAACACTTGAATTCGGAGCTTTCATAGGTGTAGAACTTTGAATCAAAAATTCCCATATCGGGAGCAAACCTTTTACCGATGAAAATACCATTTTTGAAAGACCAAACATGTCTGTTCTTAGATATTTCAGGGAATTGCATGTCATTACAGTTTGAGAGATGGTGAATCACATCTTTGAACCCAGAGCCACGACTTGTGAGATTCTTCCACAGGTCAAAGTTGATTTCTTTTTGTGCCACACTATACACATAATCTTGAATACTCATAATAGTGTTCCAGGCCCTAGTGTTGTGTCCTTCAGGTGTTTTGAGTTGTTGACAGCATTGACCCTTGTATCTGCGAATGGTTTGTTTGTAAGTTTTGTCTAAAACACTGATAATGGCTTGTTGATATGGACTGAGTTCCTCTACCTTACCCATTGTGGTGCATCTAAAAAGTGAATGATCGGTTTCTGGATTAGCAGGTTGATATGTAGGATTATTAATCCTTTCATAAATTCTGGTATTCCTAAAAACAATATGAAAAGCATCATCTACTTGTTCAATAATGGAGTTTATTCTTTCTGAAATCTTTCTTTCATCCTCCAACTCTTTGTCTGAAATATCTAGGGCTCTGGCTCTGTGAAACAATGCACTCAATAATTCCAACTCTCTCTTTTGTTTGAGTGTGATTGTTTCAATGTCTACTCTCATAGGCATTCCAGTAGAGGGATCCAAATCATCAGGGTTGAAAAACTTTCTGTATCCTAATTGAAACGAGATATGTGAATCGTTTGTGGCGTTGATACACCATTCACTTTCAAGATATCCGAGATATTTGATAAATTGTTCTTTGTCCAGGGAAGAGATATGGTTTCTCCATTGCTCCATATGAGTTTCCTCAACGTTCGCATTTTCCTGAATATAGTGGGTTCCCTCCATCTTTTATTTAATAAATACAGGGGCGAAATTCTTAACTGTCTTTTTTAGAGAGGGTGGAAAGCATTTTAAGTAGTATTTTATTTTGGGTAGCAAGTTGTTCACCAATGGTGACTAGAGCTGAACAAACAGTGTCACCATCCTCTGTAGCGAGGGTGGCTGTCAAAAGTTCAGCCAAATCAACTCCGTTGTCAAACATTTCACCGTCGTAAACATTTTCCCCTTCGCTGAAATCTTCTTCGCCCAAGTCGTCTTCACCCAAGTCATCTTCTTCATGTTGTTCAATTTCCTCATCCTCAAATTCATCATCTGTTTCTTCTATATCTTCAACTTCTTCTGGCTCGGGTAGTTTTTGTTCAGTAGACACAGGGGGGGACATTTTTATATAAGAGTAGAATTTAGAAAATAAAAAATTTCGCAGCGCGGAATTATTTTAGGTTAAAAAAAAATCTTGGTATATACTATAAAAACTTACAATGGCTGGTGGTCTTATGCAACTCGTGGCCTATGGTGCCCAGGACGTCTACTTGACAGGTAACCCAAAAGTTACCTTCTTCCAAGCTGTCTACAAGCGACACACTAACTTCGCGATGGAAAACATCGAACAAACTGTCAACGGTACCGCTTCCAACAACGGTCGCGTGTCCGTCACTGTCGCCCGTAACGGTGACTTGATCGGTGACATGTACATCGAACTTCTTTTGAACGCTGCTGTTGGCTGCACCGGCGGTACCGCGGAACTCTCCGGTGCCTGGGCGGCCGAGCGTGCTGTTAAATCCGTTGAATTGTCAATTGGCGGTCAACGTATCGACAAACACTACCAACTCTGGTGGCGCTTGTACTCCGAGCTTTACTTGGATGAGTCCAAGAAGGCTGAATACGGTAAGATGACCTCCAAGGTTCTCACCGCGGCGGATGCGGCTACCCAAACCGCTTACTTGCCACTCGTTTTCTTTTTCAACCGCAACCCAGGTCTTTTCCTCCCACTTATTGCGCTCCAATACCACGAAGTCCGTCTCGACTTCGATTTGTCAGCGGAATTCTCCCACTACACTGACGGTTCCACATTCAAGGTCTGGGGCAACTACGTGTACCTTGACACCGAGGAACGACGCCGATTTGCGCAAAAGGGTCACGAATACCTTATTGAACAAGTGCAACACACTGGCTCCGACACTGTCACCGCCGGTGCGTCCCGCCAAGTTCGTCTTTCCTACAACCACCCAGTCAAAGAATTGGTGTGGTGCTTCAACAACGGTAGCGTTTCCAACGCTGCGACCTGGAACTTTACTTCCAACGCGATGACTGCCAACGCGGTTGTCCTCACCACCAACACCACCCAGTTCACTGGTCTCTCCCCAACCGCGGCGGGTACTGGTGCCCCAATGCTCCTTACCGGTACTGACGGTGGTGCCGCCGACTGGGTTGAAGATGGTGCCGTTGCGGATGCCACCCACTCCGTCGGTCCACTTGATTCCATGAAGCTTGTTCTCAACGGTCAAGACCGCATGAAGGAACAAAAGGGTAAGTACTTCAACCAAGTGCAACCATTCAACCACCACGCTGGTTGCCCATACCCAGGTGTGTACTCTTACTCATTCGCGCTTCGCCCAGAAGAACATCAACCAAGTGGTACATGTAACTTCTCCCGTATCGATAACGCGCAAGTCGCGGTCACCCTTAAAGCCGGTACCGAAGACAACCAAACCATGCACATGTTCGCGACCAACTTCAATGTTCTTCGAATCCAATCAGGGATGGGCGGTTTGGCGTTCTCCAACTAAGTTTAAAGAATATAATAACCTTACTAGATTTCAATATAAAATCTTATATCCTATAAAAAAATATAAGATTTTACTTGATAGATGAGTGGATGGACTTAAAGAATTAGTTCTAATATTTAATAAAATATGAACTATAAAATCGTCCCTTTCAACTCCAAAAAACTTGAAGGTGTTGCCTTCGCTATTGATGAAGATGACTACCATACATATGTGGAATTAATGCCAAGTTGGTTTCTTGCGGGTGCAAAAAATAATTATGCTACTTGTGATTGGCTTGGTTGCCCCGGCGGAAGAAGAAAAATACGACTTCATAGATTTTTGATGTTAGGTATAAATGATGATCCACTTGTTGTGGTAGATCACATAAACGGTGATACACTTGATAATAGAAGGTGTAATTTACGAGTTATTTCTAAAGCACAAAATGTGTCACATAGAGCAAATTTAAATTCAAATAATAATTCTGGAACGAGGGGTGTTTATTGGTGTAAAACAAATAATCGTTGGATTGCTAGTATAATGCACGAAGAAAGAGATTGGTGGAAACAATCTTTTACAGACAAAGAAGAAGCGATTAAGGCAATTGAAGAAAAAAGAAAGACATACAATGCAATGTATGGAATTTCAGAAAAAAATATTCCGCGACTTGATGAATTAATTGAACCTAACAAAATAATGAAATCTTTGTATGAAAATTCTTCATATACACACAACAAACCAATACCCCAAGCTCGTGAAAATTACAACCAAAAGCGTCGCGATTTAACATCTAGTGCTAGGGATAGACGCAAGGAATACCTTTTATCTCAACCACAAACTCAAGAAATTGTTGAAGAGTTGCGTCGCATTGAAGGTGATGAAAGGCGTTCCCAAGCAAGATTGTCTGGTAAAAAAATGACATTGGAAGAGAAAAGGGCAAATATTAATGAAGGTCGTCGTTTGAAGGCTGCGGCAGAAAGAAAGGCTAAACGCGAAAAATTGTTGGCTATTTTAGAAAAAGACCCAGATGATGAGAAAGCTAAAACGGATCTCAAAAAAGTAGAAAGTTCTGAGAAATTGGCACAAAGTAAAATGGCTTTGGCACTTAAAAAACAAGCGTGCGAGTGAATACATCAAACCCCAAACACTTAAAAATTAAGAAATAAAATTATATAGATGAATCATTTTTTTAATTTGCCTCGGGCTCTTATTAAAATGACCGAATTAGATAAAAAACCACTTGGTAGATGGGCGCTTAAGACATGTGATGAAATAACAACGGGTGTGAATGCGGTGTATCAAAACAGAGACCATTGTGGTGATACAATTTGTAAAACACCTAAGCGTGCGAGTGAATACATCAAACCCCAAACACTTAAAAATTAGAAACTTTTTTAATACAAATGGAATTTAAATTTCGTTATTTGTGGATTTTCCCCTATGCGGTTTTAGTAAGTATGCCTTGTTTTATTGAGGATATTTGGGATGCTTTGTCTTGTCTTTATAATAATGTTTCATTTGAGACAATGTTTTTGTGTTCCGAATATGCTATAGAGGATGAGGATGAATCAGAATCAGGAACAGAAGAAAGTGAAAAGGAAGATTAAAATATTTTATTACAATAAATGACAAAGGGATACAACTATATTATGAATTTTAATGTGAAGAAACAACCAAAAGTTCACGACAATAAGAGACTAGCACACCCAGACAACATAAGGGAGATGACAATGTCTAAAAAGAATTTGATTAAAAAAAAAATTAAATATATGAAGTCAAGAATTAACAATTTAAACACACCCCTTAATGATAGAAATACTAAAAATTTAATTTCAAATTACAAAAGTGCTATTAAACATCTAGAAGATTTCATTAAAAAATTTGAAAACTTGCGAAAAAATTATAACAAAACACATGTTTCTATTGCTATGTCAGTGGCTGAAGGTGTTCCCAAAAATGAAGCTGAGAGATCTTTCTCTAAAAATCTTGAAAACAGGGAAAAGTTACAGAAAAGAATGGAAAAGGCTTATACCAAATATAAAAAGTATGTGAATTCATTGGAAGGTGAAGTTGCCACCGCTTATAAATATGCGTAAAAAAAATATTCAGTAGATTGTATATATAAAATGGCTGGTTCATTGAAACCTAAAGAAAAAAACAATAAATTTAACTTTGGATATATTATTCTTATTGTCAGTGTGATTATTATCGCGGGTGCTCTTGGATATGCGGCGTTAGAAAAAAATGCACCAACCAATTTGAAGAATGTTTAATATAAAAAAATAATTCATTAATCACTTAATGATAGAAGTATACACAGATGGTAGTTGTCTTCACAACCCAGGTCCAGGTGGTTGGGCGGCGGTTTGTAAGGGCAAATTTACATTAAAAGGTGGTTTCCATGCTTCTACCAATAATATTATGGAAATGACGGCAGTTGTTAAGGCTCTCGAGGAGTGTAAAAAAATTGGTGAAAAAGATGTGACTATTTACACGGATAGTAATTATGTTAAGTTGGGAATAACCCAATGGATACACAAATGGAAAACAAACGGTTGGAAAACCTCTGCTGGTAAACCAGTTGCTAATATGCAGTTGTGGATTAAAATGGACACCCTTTCACAACAGTTGAATGTTGTGGAATGGCGTTGGGTAAAAGCGCATAATGGGAACCCGATGAATGAATTGGTTGATAAATTGGCAAGGGAGTGTGCGACATCTATTGCTGAGGATAGCCGTCCCCAGGGACATCTTCGGGGTCTGGGCAATTAGGAATATCTGGGCATTCACAAGGCACAACATATCCAGATTCGTTTGCAAACAAGAATGGTTTTCTATCGTTTGGACCAATACTGTTATTTGGTGATGTTGGAACTGGAACACATCTATATGGAAATAACATACGAAGATATCCGTTTGATAACCTGAAAATATTATAACTTAACCCATAAATTCTTAGTTCTCTTCTATAAATATTTTGTGGAACTAATTTTACTTTAAATATTTGATTTTTTACTTGACTAAAGTTTCTTTGTCCCGTTGGTGCTCCCTTCTCGGGTTCTGTCGCGAATGAGTACGAATAAAACCTCCTACTCATTGGTGTTCTTTTATGGTGAAGACCACTTTGAATAGATTTTAAGAAAAATGTTTTTCCAGATTCTTCTGTGAGGACTTCTTCATTGTCTAATATCATTCTTATGTTATACATGTGTTCAAAATAGTTAATATTATCTTCATGGTCTATTTCTCTTCCAATATTATCATAATTGCACGCGGACAATATTTGGTCATTACTAAATCTTAAACACTGAAAAACAAAATAGAACTCTTTTATTGGATTTATAAAATTAGTTCTTGCTACCCAGTCATATTCTCCTAGTGGAATAAGTTGATTATCTGCTTGTTGAACTTGGGTAAATGCGTAATCCCTACATGTATTCACGACTTTATATTTTTCGTATCTATCTAATAAAATGAAATCTGCGGTAAGTTTAAAATTTTTCACCTCAACTTTATCAAGTTTTTTTAATGAAACTGTTTTTATTGTGTGTCCACTTCCAGGGTCACCGGTAGAATAATAAATTGTATTTCCATCCCTTGACATACATATATGTATTGCATCTCCAAGTGTATTTTGCACTGGTTTTACATATTCAAGTAAATAATTACCTGAATCTCTTATATATGTTCTATATTCGCCAGCTGTAAATAATCCTACTACTATTCTTTTTCCATCTGAAGATATATCAAATGTAGCATTTGTTTCTAAACCAATAATTCTTGTTTGTTGATCTAAAGTTAAATCAAATATATATAACACAGAATTTACAATATCTAGGGCTATAACTTTTGTTCCATCACCGGATACTCTAGTATATCTCAATTGTGCAGTTGCATCACTCGCGGTGAGTGTTTTGTATATATATGGATTTTGGGGATCTGTATAATCTATTACTTTTAAAGTATTTTCAGAAGTAGTCACATGTAAAGGATCTATATTACTTGTAAACCCTACCGCAACTTTATTTCCTTCGTCGTCAACTCCAACTGATTGTCCGTATCCAACACCTAGATTTACTGTTGCAATTAAATCATTGTTTAGATATGAATAAACATTTCCATCCACTGGGTCTGCAACAAAAAATTCATTATATTTGGGAACAGTGGCTACACCCATACCCCTTGAATGGAACTGTGTACCTGTGCCAATAATTCTACCACTTGTAATTCTTTGATCATCTGGGAAAGAAGGATCATCTTGGCGATATAAAAAGTTTGATTGGAATCTAGTATACGCAATAGATTCATATGTTAAATTGTCAACACTTTCTCTTACATACTTGCTATTAACACCATAATACTCAATTTTATCCCCTCTATGAGCCCATATGTATGGTGTTAATCTATTTAATATTCTCAACTGTGATGTAATCATACCGAATCCACCAAATGTTGTTCCATCTTTTTGATTTGTATCTAAATCTGGAATATATCTAATATCTAAAACCCTTTGTCTCGTGGATAAATCATCTGCTGCTTGGTATGGAGTTTCTGGATACACAAATTTTGTAAAACTTTTAGAAAGGATGAGTTCTTCAAGTTTTCTTGTTTTTATTTCAAGTTCAACTTCTTGTTCTTTTATTGCACAGATTGGTACAGCTAATTCTGGTTTTTGATAGAAATGAAATGGTATGTTTACTATAAATTTTTGTGGACGATTATAATTAACGACAGCATATTGTTTTGTGTAGTCATCGGTTGCATCTTGAACAACTGATTTACCTAAAGTTTTTGAAAGACCATATTGTTTTGTTTGTGTAATGCTTTGTTCTGAAAAAACTTGTAAATAATCTGTATTTACTCTTTCAACCAACACACCACCAATGTATAAATCAATATAATCAAATAATGCATGACCAAATGAATCCACGTATCCATGATTATATAAAATAACTGGATCCATTTCAAATTCAAATGCAATTTTTGTCAAGAGATCTCCTTGATTTTGTGGAATTCTATACCTTGTTATTTGATCAAAATCAATTGGTTTGGGTGATTCAATCTTAATATTTTGTCTTGAGAAGTGTGTATGTTTTTTATGTACCTGGCTAAAAAAACTAAATTCTGGGTCATCGGTCAAGAATTTATCTTGTTTACCGACTGATTCAATTTGGAGACGACCAGCCATTCCTACTAATAACAGTTAAAATTTTAAACCAGCTAATCCGCTCGCTACTCTGAGGACATTATAACTTAGTGCATAAACCCTTACTTTATTATCTTTACTTTTTGAGAAACTTTTAACTGGTGGTGAGTTTTTTCCCATTTCATATCTCAAAAGAATAGGTATATCTCCCTCTTCTGCATCTGATTTTGGAAAAACATGACCATATGTTTTAGCACAATATACATCTGATATATTTGGTTCTATTTCAACTGTTAACATCTGATGACTTATACGACTCATGTTTACCTGTCCTGTTGGATATGGTTTTTCGGGTTCTAATGCAAAACTATACATACCAAACTCTGATGATGTATCAAAATCAATGAATTCATTGTGTTTATACCTATATCTCATTGTTCTCTGTTCTGGTATATTAACATGATGTTCCATTGGTTGGTCATAGACTAAAAATTCTCTATTACCATCGAATACAACTTGATTATTAAACCTTAATTCAATTCTTTTAATTTCTTGGAATCTTAGGGTATTGTTAAATTGTTTATATGTATCATTTTGTACAACAAAAAACATTTCTTTTACTGGATTTTTAAAATTCAACATGACACTCCGTTTATTCATGGGAAATTCCATATTAAACTGAGCAATTTGAACTTGTGTAATCACATAATCCAAGGGTCTTGTCATTAAAAATTGTCTTTCTCTTTCTTCTAGAAACCCAAATGTTGCTTCAAGTGAAACTGATTGAATGTATGATTTAACTTGGTGACCATTTATATGATTTATTCTTTTTCCACCAAATATAATATCATCAAATTCTCTGAGTTTTAATCGTAATCCAATTTTTTGTCTTTTGAGGGCACACATGGGTATTGATAATTCTGGAGCCCTGAAAAAGTAAAAAGGCAAATCCAAAATGTATGTATTGAAAGTATTTGAATTGTAATCATCCATTGATGCTGCAACAGTCTTATAAACATCATCTAATGCATCATCAGTAAAATTATCTATAAAATCACCATGACCATTAATTTTTTTTAATGAATTTTTTGTATCAGATTCACTATTATTCAATTGTTGATGAATGTAAATGTATTCCCCTGGTAATCTTTCAATGAGTTGATTACCTATTATTAAATCTACATGTTCCACGAGTTCAGTAAACATAGATGGGACATATGGGAAATTAATATTTTGAATATAAGTCATACCATCTCTCCCTTTTACCGTTTCAGGATATTCATCACTCTGAATGTCATTAATTGTAAGTCTAAGAGCTAAATTTTTTACTAAATCTCCGTGGGAATATGGAATATCACAGAAGAGGTCTTTTCCAAAATCGTGAACCCCATCAAAAGGTAACTCCTTCTGTTCCAGGGAAAATTTTGAATGTCTCTTGTAATTCATAAAAAAGTAGGACATCTGAGGATTTCCAACAAACCAAGAATCTTGGACACCCTTGGCTGCGAGCTTGAGACTCATCTATTATAGTATGTGAGTAAAAAATTGATAAAAAAAACGGGATGTTTTAATAAGATGTCATCTCTTAACTTACAACTTAAGAAGTTTGACCCTAGGAAGATGGCAGATGATAAAATTTGTGTCTTCATTGGTAAGAGAAACACAGGGAAATCTTACCTGATTAGGGACATTATGTATCATAAAAAGCATATACCAACGGGGGTGGTTCAATCTGGCACAGAAGAGGGAAATGGTTTCTATGGTCAGTTTATACCAGATTTGTTTATATATGGCGAATATGACAGAGAAGCAATTGATAGAGTTATGGCGAGACAAAAGAAATTAATGAGGGAGAATACAAAAAAAAATATTGGAACATTCCTACTTTTAGATGATTGTATGTATGACAATAAATTCCTAAAGGATACATGCATGAGACAAATTTTTATGAATGGGAGACACTGGAAGATATTTTTTATGCTTTCTATGCAGTATTGTATGGACTTACCACCCGCATTAAGGGCAAATATAGACTATGTTTTTATTCTTCGTGAGAACATTGTTGCGAATAGAGAGCGTTTATGGAAAAATTTCTTTGGTATATTCCCAACATTTGACCTATTTGGTAAAACAATGGATGCATGCACCGAAAATTTTGAGTGTCTTGTATTGGATAATACTGTTAAATCTAATAAAATAGAGGATTGTGTATTTTGGTACAAGGCTAAATATCCTCCCCCCAAATTTAAAGTTGGTTCCCAAACATTTTGGCAAGCACATAAGAAAATGTATAACCCCAAATATGAAACTTCAGCTTCTTCCAAATCTGTTAAACAGGCGGACAAAAAAACAGGAATTACAATTTCAAAAGCAAAATAATTGCGTCACATTATTTTTCATAAAACATAAGTATTTACTAAATGGATACATTGAATTTAGGCATGAATGATGACGGCATGGTTCCTTTGAATGCTTATGTGCCACCACCACAAACTTTAGTTCCAACAAAAGAAGATAAAACACTTGGTCCAGATATGCCTCCCATGTCTCCACCCCCACCAATGGATGCGAAATACGAAGAAAAAAATATAAATAAACAACAAATAGCGATGGACTCTACACCAATTTCAGATATTGTTGATTCATACAGCGGGGGAGGGTCAGCGGTTGGTCTCATGGACCCCCCAGCTGCGAGCGCTGATCCACGATTGCAAACTATCCAGAATGTTGCTCCACAAAACGCACCAGCGTTTGGTCCAACTCCCACAATGGAAACACCAAACCCACCACCACAAAACAAGAATCCATTCAACTTAACAGATGATCAAATGGAAGCCCTTATCGTTGGTGTTTGTGCCGCCATAGCCATTAGCAAACCAGTCCAGGAAAAGCTTTCCTCAACTGTTCCACGATTCATGAATGATATGGGTGGTCGCTCTGCCGTGGGTCTCGCCTCAACAGGTTTGGTTGCCGCAATTGTTTACTTTATTCTTCAGCGATACATTTTCAAAAAGTAATTATTTATTTTTATCTATTTGAAAACATATATTGATATGTTTGAAAAATTTCAAGTTTTTCAAATATTATTGTTACCCATTCCCAAATTTTCAACATTCATGACTACGCGGGTATCAGCAAATGGTCCATCACGCCAGAAATAGCCTAAGAAAAGGAGTGAGAACAAAAGGAAACCCATGTAGAGGAAGGTAAACCTTACAGTGTTTCTCTTGTTTCTGCCATATTCCTTGAGGCCGTTTTGGAGTTGTGGGTTAGTGAGAGAGAACGCAAACGCCAATGCCCCAGACAACACAACAATGGCAAGCAAGAATGTCCATTTAACATGAAGGAATCCACTTCCATTCATGAAGCGTAACAAAAATGGTATGACAGCAAACATCCAAAATGAATTAAAACCATAACCATCTGAAAAGTTCTGAGCCAATATGGACATGTACATAAAAACCCATGTGAAGGCCATTTTTATAATTTCGATGTCAAGCATCTCGTGACTTTAATTTAATAAAATATTTTAATTATCCTGTATGACAGACTTACAAAATCTTGTCTTATTGTTGATGGGTGTATAAATACCTAATTCATTGGCAATTTTTTTGAGTTCATCCGTTTGATTCCAAAAGTTTTTACTATGACTATACTCTGGGACAGTTGAGTGGGCAAGCTCGTGAAGAAGGACGTGCATTATCTCATTTGGTGAACCATCAATACACAAACCTATTTCGTATCCCTTGTTAGTGTTGTACCCAAGCGTCCTGAAATATTGTTCCTGGTGCGCAACCAATGTAATTTGTGTAGATAATTTACGGAACTCTGGTTTTTCGTGGGTTGCTAAATGTTCTCTCAAAGTTCTATAACGCTCCTTGACATTTCTAAAATTTTTAGGCTCTCTAGTATTTAACAGAATGTATATATTTATTATAATAAGTACGATTGCTAAGAGCATCTTATTGTAACATGATATTTTTTATTATATCAAGAGCACTGTCTTCTGATACATCAAACCATGTTCCATAAAATACTTCATGTAAAAATTCTGGAACTCCTTCCAAATCAATAGGTATTTCTTTAGAGGGTAGGGTAATCCATCCTGATTTAACTTCTTTCTTTACATCCCTAAAAACACCCTGGTCTTGACATATAACTGGTTTTCCAAAATAATTTGCTTCTAACATTGGTAATCCAACTCCTTCTCCTCTTGTAAATGAAATGACATAATCACATAAGTTATATAAACTTGCAAGTCTTTCTAATGGAATTTTTTCAGTTATAATTTGAATATTTTTTGTTTGTGTCAATTCATCTTCTTTGTTTGTCTTAACAATTAATAAATGATTTGTTCCCTCCGCAGCTTTAGCAAAAACTTTTGTAAGGGTAGTGACATTCTTTCTTTTATCATTTGTTCCGACATACAAAAATATTTTTCTTTCTTTGTCCATAGCTTTGGGAACAACAAATGGTTTCATTCTAATTAAATCAGATGTGTACCAATTTAGGGATACTGCATTAACTCCGTGTTTTACCAAAATTTCTTTGAGGTAATCATATGGAACAACAACCTCATCAAATATTTTCATTGATTTTATAATACCTGGATGAACATCTGTTGTTTCAAACATTGTAAATAATTTAATTTTTTTAAAACTTCCATTTAATTGGTTCTTCCAATGTGACCACAAAAGAAATGTTTCAACTAATTCCGAAACAGTCACTGTTCCTTCTTCATCGTCTCCTTTTAAACCACAATGGGGTTCCAAAAAAAATCTTCCAATAATTTTTCCAAACATTATATTTATTAATCATAGAGTCTTTTGTTTAACCAATAATTTACAATAATATCGGGTCTATCAGTTGCACACGCGTAATCAAGACCCTCCATGGGGGATGGTTCAGTTTCAAGTGAATGTTCCTTGATAAGATCTTTTCTGACATAGGTGACTTCAAACATTCTTGGGAAATATCCATCTAACCATGGTTGGAGAGGAGCATTATTTCCGTGGAAATGGACACAAACAAAATCTTCATTTAATTTTTCAAAAACATGTTTGATAAATGGTTCCATTCTAAGAAATTGATCTGGCATTAATGGCATATGAAATTCAATCAAAAGTTGTGAAAAGTTTTTTAAATTTTTTATTTCACTTGCCAAAACATTCCATTCCGAACCCTCAACATCAATTTGTGCCATAAGATTTTTACTTTCGGTGTGACCATTTTTTTGAATATGTTCATCAATTGTTCCAAATTTACGATTATCTTTGTCAATAAAATTAGTGTGAGCCAAACCTTCTTCAAAATATTCAATAAAATCTGGTTTGTCGGTTATACCCTTGAATGGATCATAAACATAACAAGGTTTTTTATATTTATCGTGGAAAGCCTTTTCAAATGTAATATTATCATCACACCCATAAGAATAAAGTGCATCATAATTATCATCCTCAAGTTCTGCTACAACATATCCACCATCTCGGTGGTCCCCCAATCTAAACTTTTTTAAATTGATTTTTTGTGGCAACACACTCTTTTTGAGAAGGCGAGCAATTTCTAAAAATTTAAGTTCAAAGGCACTCATTATAATACTTAAAGTATTGAACTCTTTAATTTATATAATGGAGATCAAGGAAGAACCAACTTTTACATATGCTGTTGAGGTCTGCAACGAAGACAAAGAACTTTATTCTCTTTTGTCTTTTCTTGTGAAAGTAAAAGAAAGCACTGATGATATTAATGTTTTGGTTGATTCTGGAAAAGAAACACCGGAAGTAAAGAAAGTTTTGGAACAATTTGCTGACACTATTTCAGTCTGTCACAGAGAACACGACGGTGATTTCGCAGCTCATCGCAATTATCACATTGATCAGTGCAAGGGTGATTTTATTTTCATGATTGATGCGGATGAAATTCCACAAGAACCGTTGATTCAAAACATGAAGAAACCAATTATTGATACAGATTGTGACTGCATTTTCATTCCACGAATGAACATCTGCCCAGGTGCAACTGGTGAATGGCTTCAAAACTGCAATTTCACAATCAATGAAGCCGGTTTCATTAACTGGCCAGATTTCCAAGGTCGCATCTTCAGAAACAAGTCTTCTATTCGTTGGACAAAGAACCTCCATGAGCGGGTAGAAGGTTATGAAAAGGCGATTAGTCTTGAAGCTAATCCTCTCATTGGTCTATGGCATGTAAAGTCAGTTGAGCGCCAAGACAAACAAGATCAATTTTACAAGCAATTGGGTTAAAGACATAAATACCTAAATACTTAAAGATGTGGTGGCCGTTAATGAACGACGCGATTACTTCGTCAGATAAAAAAACACTTATAGACTTTATTAACTCTACTGATAAATACACCAATGGTAAGAAGGTCGCAGAATTTGAGAAGGAGTGGTCAGACTGGTTGGGTTGTAAGAACTCTCTCTTTGTTACATCTGGGAGCACTGCTAACTTTTTGCTATTGGCAGCTGTTAAGGAACTTTACAACATCCCAGATGGATCTCGCGTCTTGGTCCCAGCTTGTACCTGGGTTACCAATGTTGCCCCCGTATTCCAGGTTGGCTTGGAACCAGTATTTGTTGATATAGACTTTGAGACATTTAGTTTTGATGTGTCAAAATTACCTGACGAAGATATTAAAATAGTTTTCATCACCCACTTACTTGGTCTCAACGCACCAGTTGAGGCTCTCAAAGAAAAATACCCTAACGCGCTATTCTTGGAAGACATTTGTGAATCCCACGGACTCACAGGTCCCGATGGGGCAAAGAGAGGTTGTGGAACGGGGAGCACTTTTAGTTTCTACTATGGTCATCACATGACAACTGTGGAGGGTGGAATGGTTTGCACAGATGATGATAATCTTTACGAACTCATGAAATTGAAGAGAAGTCACGGCATGGCTAGAAATCTTTCACCCAAGAATTATGAATATAACATAAAAATGTTTCCAAACTTAGATCCACGGTTTTTGTTCTTGACAGATGGCTACAACTTTAGAAGCACAGAATTCAACGCTGTTTTGGGTTTGGAACAATTGAAGAGGTTGGATGAGAGTATTAGAATTCGCCGTGAAAATTATAAATATTTTATTGACAACTTGGACAAAGATAAATTTTATGTTCCACCATATGATGAGGGAAATAGTAGTTTCTGTTTTCCATTTATTTGTAAGTCCCGAGAAGACAAACAAAAATTATTGAAAATATTGGATGACTTGGAAGTCGAAACAAGACCAGTAGTTGCGGGTAATTTATTGCTTCACCCATTCCTTGAAAAATGGAAGGATACAGTTAAGGTTCCAAATGCCGAAAGGTTAAATGAGTGTGGTTTGTATGTGGGAAATAGTCAATTTGTTAGTACCGAAATGATACATAAAGTTTTTGAAACAATTAAAGATAGATGGTGAAGATTTTATTGAACCATATGGGTATTGGCGATGCCATTATGTTAAATGGTATGGTCAGGCATTTCGCAGAAGACGACAAAGTTGTTGTGGTGGCAAAAACTTGTCATGAAATATTGATGCGTTT